TACCTTCATGTCCAACTGGTTGTCTATGACCTACACCATAATGAGAACCTGCATTGACATAACAACTTGTTCTTTCATCATATTCTGGTTGATCATAATTCCAGGGAGACTTCATGTTTTTTGTATTGCCTTTTGGAGCAATAGGATCTTTAAAACCTGTTTTCATCTATTTCCTCATTAACATTAAATAGGGCAATGCCGAACGACCAGGAATCCCCAATCCACAACGGTTGCCCTATAATTAGTATCTAGAACCAGCTTTAAGAGGATGAGCTTTCGCTTTTCTTTCACCCATCTCTTGAGTGCTTTTGATCGCTTCTGTAGTATCTTCATACTTCATCAAAGATCCAGCACCTTCTGCAGATGATTCTTGTTTCATTCTAGAATTCATCGGCATTGGTGATTCTTTTGATTTAGATCCAGCCCAAAAGCTATGATCATTAATTTTTTGACCTGCCATAATTACCTCATCATTTGTTGTTGTTGAGGCATCTGCTGCCCCTCTTGTTGATTTCCCATTATACTAGTTAAAAATTGATTGGCAAGAGCTGAATGTTTTGCATCAATTTTTTCTACATCTTCCTTACCTTCTTGTCTAGCATCAAGTGTCTCTATATCATGCATCTTCAGAGCTGTCTCTAACTCTCCGTACTTTGCAATGACATCCACCAATTTTTCAAGCGCTTCCATTTTGTCTTTAGTTGCAAGCGCACGATTTCTCGTAATTTCACTTAGACGCTCCTCGAATAAGCCAATATTTGCTTCAGCACGTCCATGTCTTTCGCGCGCTGTTGCTATATTTGCTGTTGCTTTTGAATAGATTTCCTTGAGTTTTGCATCCTCTATAGCATGTTGCACCATCTGCAGATCTTGCTGTTGCTGAGATGCCATCTGTTCTTGTTGCTGTAAGAATTCGACGATTTCTGCTTTGCCTTGAATGTTTAATCTAGGAATGATCATAGATGGAGGAATAACTTCACGTCCAAACCTATCGTTTATCTCAAACATTTGCTGGGCTTGAAGATTTTGCTGTGTTGGAGTTAGGTCTGATTCTTCTACAATTACCTGGTATTTTGCGAAAACTTTAGAATAAAAATGCGCTGTAGGTTCTTCGCCGATTAACATTCCAACTTTTTCTGCATTCCAATTATTAAGAACAATCTGAAGAAGTTTATCTCCAAGCAACTTATCTGAATAATCCCATTGATCAAAGTATTTCTGGAATACCATCAAATTAGCTGCCTGCTTCATAAGCATAGTCAGAGAGGATATTTGCTTATCATTTTGTCCTGACCAATTTTCTAAATTGATACCAGATGTCTGGAAAATAAGATCGGCCATTTGTTGGGCTAAAGCTAAATCCGATTCGGGAACAGCGCTAGGAATGATCTTCTCAACATCGGTTAATTCATAACCTTCATTGATGATTACATCCCAACCCTGACCTGCTTTCTTAAGATTGTCTTCATTGGCAACGGCTCCAATTTTCCTTTTCCATCCAGCATTTATTGTTGCAGCAGTAATGTCGTTATTTGTAATAACTTTGTAATTGAAAAGGAATTGTGGGTCACGCATAGTCCGTACAAGAGAGCGTACTCGGAGATCATAATAATTAATATGCGGCTCGTAGTTCCAAAAATAGGGAATAAAAGGACAGGAATCAAATCCAAGAGGGTTATCTCCTTGATACATCAGTTGATCATTGAGAACTGTAGCGAGTTTCCAGCAAGGAACTTCTACGGTAACTTCTTCCATATCATCGATACTACTAAGTATTTGTTCCAGGTTTTCTTCACCACCAGCGAAATCAAAGAATTGGTTCCTTTTACGAGAATATAAACGCTTCTTTTTCTTTTTCCACTTGTACCAAACATAGCTCAATACCATTAAATCATTACGAGCCATGTTATAATTCTCTGGAAGGAAATAAAAACTACCATATCGCTGAGGAGTTCCTGCCATTGGCGCAATATTTTCTATTTTATCGGGAAATCTATCTTCTGCTTCTTTTTTAGAAATATACTCTTGGCACCATACAAATTGTGCATCAGACATATCTGGAGAACGGAAATAAGGATCTACCAAAAATGCATTGTATTCCCAAACCTTTATCTTAACTTCACCTTGAGCCTGATCATCCCCTGTAAAATCTAGATAAGGTTGTATTAATACCATTCCTGATACCGTGGAGAGTTCTTTTGCTTTAGACTTTTGCTCATGTAAAGCGCCACGATTAGCAATATTGGTGATTAATTTTGTATATTGATCTGTGGTTTGAGGATCAGCTCCGTCTGCAGGTGCATAGGCAAAGCCTTTTCTATGCTGTCTTTCATAACCAGTAATCATATTTACAGGCTGTTGGATAAGGTTGAAGTAGTATTGCTGGTAGGAGGTAGTTGGCGAAAAGTTGAAATATCTATTCACAAACGTCTGCGAGCCCGCATAGAACAAAGTATCGATATTACTTTGATTCCATCTAGCTTGTTCTATAGGCTGAAACTTAGAATATAAGTTATCTAGCCATTGCCTCACATTCCCTTGATTAGGCTCTAAAGCGTTATTCCATGGTGGATAGTAGAATGAAATAATAGCCTCGCATATCTTTATAATTGACTAAAATACAAGATACATAAAAGAATTTATTGAGGCAAGAAAGTATTATTTATTTATGCACGCTTTATCTAAGATTTTCATGATTCTGCATCATATATTGCTATAACATGATCTAAATTTATAGAGACAGTTTTTCTCACCAACAGACCATGATCATACATTCCTTCATATGGAATTTCCAATGATCGTCCAAGCTCATCTAACTCAACATCCATCCATCTCTTTCCAAAGCCTTCTGTAATATTGTGAATCTGTCTTATTCTTAATTTTGTTCCATCGGATAAATGTACTAAATAGGTATATGTATCATTTATTGCTTTTATAATAATTTCTGGTCTTGTTGGTCTTTCAATTTCTATATTCATCTAAAAACTCTTGCCGTTGGTGAAAATCTACTTGATCCATAGGTATTTGGATCATGACTGTCTTTATATGGGTTATATTCCTGAACTTTATGAGAAGCTATGCAATAACGAAGAGCATCAACTGCGTGGTCGTTTCTCTTTAGTGGAGCATCTACTCCCCGCTCTGCCTGTCTTGGATCCCAAACATAGCTTTCTATTTCTCTGATGAGATTAGTACATTCGTCACATACATACAGATTGCCTGCGGCCATTTCGCTTGTCATCTTGTAGATTCCATTCTCTACATCATTGTTGGCATGAACTACATGCATGCCTCTTCTACCTAGCTGTAATTGGAATTCGGCGGCAGATGGGTCTAGATATATATGTTTTATTCCGTAAGGTTCTAAGAAGGCTTGAACAATATCTGCAAACTCATTGCTAGTTTTCTGTCTTCCTTGGATTTTGGAATCCCAATAGTATTCTTTTTCTACCCAAAGACGTTTACCTGTTTGAGTATATTTTCCAGTAGAAACTCCTACTAAAACCACAGCAAAAGCATTAACAGTGCCGTAATCAATACCAGCAATCCAATATTCAGCAGCACAAGGAGGCCTAGGCACAATATGCATCTTTCTGTCGAAGAAGTCGAAAATAGCACCTTCCGCCAAACACCACAAACCAAGATAATTACGCTTGTAAAACAAGCCACTGAGAGAATCTCTAATCCTCTGCTTATAATCGTCATCCACATAAGGGTTGTCATCCAATGTAAAATGTAATGAATAGTAGTTTGGATCACCAGCTTCTGCTTTGTCAATCCATTGCTTAATCTTATGATTAGGGTGAGATGGGTTCATCGATGCAAATCCCATTGAATGAGGCATTGAAAGACGTGTGTCTATCATATCAATATTTGATTCTGGGTAGAGTGTCATTTCATCGCAGTAAACCAAAGAAAATGTTTTTCCTTGAAAGCTTCCTATAGCCCCCTCATCACGAGCACCTAAAGTAGATATAATCTTGTCCTTGTATCTTAGTTGACGCTTTCCAGAAAACCAAGAGCAGTAAGGCCTAAATGTAAAGAGCTGATCAGATTCGAAAATGAGACGTATAGCATTTTGATATATGGTATCGCTAGAGTGGCCAACCATCCAAATTTGTGAATCAGGACAATCATCCACAGCTTGCATAAAGCGGAATAATGTTCCAACTGTTTTACCAGATCTAACGGAACCATGTGCT